TTGTTAGAGAGTATCAAAAAGAATTGGAAACAGAAGGTGAAATTAAAATTACTTTACAATGAGAACAATAGAAATAAAAGAAATTAATGTTTCAACTAAACAAGGGCGTTTAGATTGGTTAGAGTATAAAGCTAAGGACGATTGGAAATTCTTGGCGGAAACAGGCATGACAGTTATGTTTGAAAGACTCACAGAAGAAGTATCTAATTGTTGTTCAGCAAAGGTATATGAAGAAACAGACGTTTGCACAAAATGCAATGAACATTGTAAAATAATTAATATATGAAAAATTGGATAATAACAGGGAAGGGATATGTCAATTGTGGTGTTGACAATCCTTACAACCTTAATCTTGAAATAACAGATTTAAAATATAAGTATAATCAAATAGAATTATACGCCACAGAAAATGATCTTGAAAAATTTGTTTCTAAGCTGATCAAAGATGAATCGTCTTTTAAATTCATTGACTACTTTGAAAAGGATTCGGAAGAACATCAGATGTTTATGTATGGGCCTAATAAAATGTTTAAAAGAAATTAATATGAAAACACTACAATTCGTTAAAAAAAGCAAAAGCTATAATTCAAATCATGGCGGCCAGATATATTATGTCTTTTTTAAAGGCATAGGTAAAAGCTATCGAACAGTATTATTTGACAATATGCGTAACTTTAAAAATTGGAATAATGTATTAAATAAAGCCGAAAGAGGTGATTATATATCAGGCCTAAGAATGAAGTTATATAAAGGCAAAGAAATAGTGGACGCTGACAGTATGCCTAAGCTAATTCCACAGCGTGAAATGTATGAAATTGAATGCGAGAGATTCGAGGATTATTACGGAATCCCGCCACATTAATTATTTCAACTTATTAATTAACCTCTTAAAGTCCTTCCTTATACTTTTTAGATCATAAACCTTTTTGTGGTTTTCATCATAAGTATAATAAGCCCCTAATTGAAGTTTCTCTTTATATAGGTTTTTATCTTTCATAATTCCATTAGTAAATTTAAGGGCAATTTTCCGTTATTCAAAACGACCGCACACCCAATAGCGGGTTTTTTTCCGTATTTAGCATACGCCATAGCATAGCTTTCATGATCAATTCCGCAACCAACCTGCATTCCAAATACTCTAAATTTTCTACCGACAAAATGTTGACACCCCGCCAATGTATGTAAATGGCCTTGAACGGTATTCATTAGATCAGCTCTGCATTTGTTAAACGCTTGGCCACCTTCGCCATGTATAAATTGCACATTATTTTTTTCGTATCGTTCCACAAAGTTCCACTCAGGCACTTCTAAAACATCTTTATAAGACTTGATCCATTTGCTTGGTATTGCAGAAGTTTGTGCTTTACGCATCACCATTCTGTCATGGTTTCCGATAATTACAGTAGCAACAGGAAACGCATCACGCCAACGTGCTATTCGTTTAATAGCTAATTCCAATTCATCAGAACCACCCATTCCGTCTGCGTTTGTTTCGTGATATGATGCGTAGTGATTGTCTATGATGTCGCCAATAAAGACAACCTCATTACAATTAAATTCTCTGTATTTTTCAATGCAAAAATATAAGTATTCGTCTAAGCAAAATGGTTCGTGAAGATCGCCAATAACCAGAATGTTATTAGCCGTAGTATTATCATTGTGTCTATATTCTTTTATTAAATCCCATTCTGTGCGTGATATTCTTGGTCTGTAATAATTCAAATTATTTATTTTTAATTTTCTCTATGCTCCTACCTGCAAAGTATGCAGAGTATACGCAAAGCAATAAAGTTTGATAGATGGGAACATATGAAGGTGATATTGAAAAACCACCAATGTTTCCATCAAACACCGATATTATTACAAATACCAATGTCAAAAAAACAAGTGTCAAAGGCCTGATATTAGCTGGTAACCAACCCGCCTTGCTGTCAGCTTCCCATCTTCTTGTAACTTGTTCCTGTGCTGAACTTTCAGCTTGTTTTAAAACCTCTTTCAATTTAATCTTTAATTCCTTCTTTTCGACAGGGCTTGAATGTAATTCGTCAACAATTTTATTAACATCAAGTCCTATGTTTCCAAATAATTTACTTAAAAATTTCATATTGAATTGTATTTAATTAAAGGCCTGTATTTGGTTTTGTTATTTATGTCCTTATAAGCAACAAGCGTCTGTTTTCTATTGTCACTTATTTTCCAGCTTATGTGAATCCAATTTGGGTGTGTCGGATCAACGTATTCAGTCGCGTTTCCGAACTCTAAAATACATTGATCGTAGTCTAAATCTAATTCTATTAGTGCGTTGTATATAGCCAGATTATCCATTTTTCCACGTCTAACATATTGAACATCAACAGCTTCATATCTACAATGTTGTGAATTAGAACTTGATCCTATTACTTCTGACAGTTGCGGTGACCTGTAGCCACTCGAAATTCTTATTGGTGCTGATAAACGTTCCCGTATCGGCTGCAATAATTCGGTGGCTAATAAGGTCAATTTGTATATTCCTTCCTTAGAAGGTTCATTATCTATTCCAAGACGTAATGCTGTCGCAGAATATGTTAGCTCATTTAGTGTAAAATTTTTAGATAATCTCATTCAAATTTAGCTAAGTATATCTTTTTAATTTCGTCTTGAATATCCTTTTTTGTTGCTTCTAATTGCATCATTATATTTGCTTCAAATCTTGCAACTTCCTGTTCTTCATCAAATACAATAATTGTTGGAACGGATTTGATCTTGTATTTTTCCTGCAATTCTGGATCATGACAAATAACAACGCTATCAACATCACAGTCTTTTAGAACTGAAATATCGAAGTTATTATCTGCATTCCATTCACTATTAAAGTGTATTACAGATACTTGAGCATAACACGCACCATAAAAAAAGAATAATAATCCTAATGTAATGTAATATAGATAATTCATTTGTTAAGGTTGTAAAGTCGGTTATCAATAGTATTTAATTTATTTTCTATTGCATCTAATTTTTTACTATTAGACATTATTGTTGTTCTAACTAATTCGTCTTTTAGATCATATTCAGTAGCTGACACCCAATTTCCATTCTCTAACGCTTTTTTATTAGCGTCAATATCAGCTTTTAAAGTGAAGTATGTTCCTGAAACAGAAATAACCATTCCAACTATTATCCCAATAGTCTTTAAATCTAATGTAAATTCCGAGCCTTGATTTAGTTTCATTTTCCACAAGTTTTTCTGTCCGCAATTCCTTGACTAATTAAAAGTGCTAATGCAATTAAAACGACATTGTTTATTTCTTGGTCGTTAATTCCTATTGAATCACTAAAAAACAATATGAATAAAGTTCCTATTGCATAGAAAAATTTCTTTGATCCAAATGCTTCTTTTAATGTATTTATGATTGTATTTAAAATTTCCATAGTTTATATTATTAAAATGTTAATTCCTAAGTTAATTGTATAGTTTTCACGATCAAAATAATTTAAGTATTCCAATTGTGAATATAACGACAATGCGTTGGTTAGCTTCAAATTGCCTATCAATCCAAAATCATAATCGTTAGTATCTGAACCGTATTCGGTTAGTTTATTGTTTACGAAAAAATAGTTACTATAAGCTAAAATAAAATATGTATCTTTATGTAGATAATAAGAAATACCAATAACACCTGAAAGTGTATATTGATTGCCTTGTTCATTTATCCAACCTCTATTGTAATCAGTAACTAAATGTCCGTATATATTTTGCATTTGTCCTGTTGAATTTGCGACAGTATCACCATCAGCATTTAACCACAATGTTTGTGCTTGTTCAAACCTATCCATAAATCCGTTACCATTTTCGTCTATAAATGAAGATTCAGAATAATATCCAAGCTCATTAATTGTTACATCAAAATTGTTATAATTTGGAAAATCTCTTTTAAAGGCATTTATACCGTAAATGGGGTGATACCTTAGGACACCCCCCAAAGATGCCCTAAAGTGCCTAAAATCACGCTTATAACGAATATCTATTGACTTGTAACTTAAATCAATATATCCATTACTTGATGATTCTATTTTTGTGCTTGTATTTTCGCCCAAGTATCTGAACCAGATTTTATGGTTGTCAAACTCTAAACCCCTGTCTTTGATCTTTTCATATTCTAATAGATATTCAAAGCCATTTAATGAAGATCGAAATATGGTTGCGTTTTGCTCATTGCCGTCATAATAGAATTTAGGTTTCTTTTCAAACTTATATCTTGATAGTTTTTTAATGCCTATTTGAAAACGATAGTTCGCACCTTCATTATTGGTTGTATTTATTAAGCCACCATTATACTCAAATGTTTCTATTGGTGTCATTGTAGCATTTAATGAGCCACCACCATAGACAGTTGCGTATTTATAAAATTGTCCGAAAGACAAAAATGGTATTAGAAATAAATACTTTAACATTTATAAAATTTTTGTATAAGCATAAGTGACATAAACCTCTAAAGTCAAATCACCATTAAACGCCGCGTTTGACCACATTTTGAATGGTTTATTTAAAAGGGATGTCATGCAAGAACCACCAGAAACAGGGTCAGAAGCAAAACACCAAGATATGTCAGTTGTTTTACCATTCATAAAATCTCTAACATATTTCCAGTAAGATATTGTAGTGCTACTATCATAACCCAAATACAAATCATTGCTAGACGATTCTGCTGAAGATGTAAAGTCACATAGAATTGTTACATTGTAAACTGTAATCATATAACCACTCAAAGCCCCCACTAATGTTTTAGGATTACCATCTAAGTCTTGATATTCGGCATTACTTACTGATATTTTATCCGTTTGAATAACATATTTAGAATCAATCTTTTTGCTTGTTCCCGAACTACTTCCTGTTGTGTCAGAAACGTCAACGACCATGTATAGGTCACCACTACCCGTCTGTTCTGTTAATGCCGTTTTGTCGGTTAGTCTTTGTCCAGCCATAATTTAATTTTTTAATATAGTTTTTAAGTTTCTTAAAATTTTCCTTACTAGAAGGATATGTTTTTCTTTTAACAGCCATAAACAGTAATGTCTGCGCCCTGCAAATAGTTTTTTAATCTATTGCTTCGTGGAGCTGTTGGTTCTAAATTAATTCCTGCAAAGTAATTATTCGTTGTCGGATCAAGGTCTGCGCCTGTATTACTTGAATACTCAGGAAATGAGCTTGTGTTGTTTTGCAAGTATGAAATCATTCTCTGGCGGTAAAATTCGGCTGCATCGGTGGCCGTGTCCATAACAGGTTTTAAATCGTCATAGGTTGCACTAGAAGATTGATCTGTTGCACCCATAACCACAACGGCGTTGTTTACGAAACGAAGTCTTAAATAAGGCATTAATTGAGTAAATGCAAACTGAACCAATGCAGGTTGTAAATATGTTTCAACTAATGTTTTATAAGCACCTGTTAAACTACTTCCTTGAATATCAGATTTTAGCTTAGCATCAAGATCAGTTCCTAATATCGGTAATATATGCATATCTTGAGCTAATAAGATATAAGGCATTATTAGATCGTCTGAAACAGAGCCGCCTAATGCTGAATCTTTTTTTAGTCTTGTTGAACTTATGTATAATGTATGTTGTATTGCCATAGTTTTATTTTTATTTTACGCCTGGATAATGACCTCTATTAGGCATATTCTCAGGTGCTATTACTGCATCTTTAATTCCCCGTGGTTTTGGTGTGTATGTTTTAGGTATGCTATCAGTCTTTTTGTAATCGTCCATGCTTTGACCTTCTCTTAATTCTGTTCCTTCTTTTAGTCTGTATAGAATTACTTTCCAAGCGTGTCTACAATAGACACCACCTTTAAATTTAAATAGATCATATGGTCTCCCTTTGTGTCCTAATTGCTTGTTGACACCCTCACGACTCGCCTTGTCAATATCTTCTAATCTATAAACAAACCCCGCCCTTGCAAGTCGCATCATATTTTTACAAAATGTTCGTGTTGATTTGCTCGGTTTTCTACTCTTTTTAATATACTTAAAACGAACCCTGTAATATGATTTATCTAATTGACTTGGTAAATCTTCTTTGCTTCTTATTTCGTCTGCAAAATTTTCTTTTTTCTGAATTAAATACTCGGCCCAATCGTTATAATCTTCAATCAAACCTTCGTCTTGTTCGTCCACTATTTCCCATACTTCCTCATCCATTTGCTCCCCGTGTAACTCTTCAAATACTAAGTTTAAATCATCATCTGACATTTCAACAAAATCGTCAGAATCAATATCTTCTTTTGTTACACCTTCTTTCTCTTGGTCTTCTTCTGATTGTGTTTTAGTAACTTCAAGATCAATGAAATCCGCAGGTTTAAGCGACTTAAAGTAAAGATCAAGGTTTATATCATTCACTCTAAATATCTTGTCTAATCCCTTTAAAAGCGTTGTTTGGAAGGGAACAATGACAGTATTTGAAAAAAGTGAAAACGAATCCCTCAGTTCGTCAGCATTATTACCGAGTCCGCCACCTTCTGCGCGTATTCCAAAGAGGATTGGACTCGTCACACGATGTCCGCTAAGAACTTTATTTACTACCTCTTTACTTAAAAACTGATAGCTTTCAGATGCGCCATTTGAATCAATAGGAACAATCTCAGGTGCTGTGTCGCCACCCTCATTCCACGTAATAAGTATTTTTCCAGCCGCTTTTGATGAAGCGAACTTTTGATTTATTTGTCTTTCTATAACCCTTCTTTCTTCTGAACTTGGAATTCCATTTTTAAAGTTAATGGCCATCGAAGGGAACATACCATTTGAGATATTAGACAAATGAAATTGTGCAATCTCTAAGTCTAATTGTATATAATCAGTAGCCGCCACATAGTCTGGTGCAAAGCCATAAAACAATGCAGGGTTTTTATCTCGGATCATTAAAATTTGTGATGCTTGACTTCTATCTTCTGTATCAAATGCTTTATAAGCACGTGGTTTATATTCAGCTTTTTTACAATTAGCCCAATCCGCAGAATAATAATAATGCTCTATTTCACCGTCAATCATTTTACCAGAACGAATATATTGTGCTGGAACGTGTTTCATTTTAGCTATCTTGCTTCTATCTCTCGACCATATCACATTAACATAACAACCACCGAATAGCTTTAAATCCAATGCTAAGTCTTTTAAAACATCATCATCTGAATTGTGCAATAATTCTGTTAATCGTAAATAAGATTCTTTTGTTGATTCTGATTCGTCAACATTTGTTGCTGCAATTCCTTCACCATATATCATTGCGCCGATTGATTTAACTAATGCACCATTAATAGCACTACCTAAAAATAATTCTAATAGATAATTAGGATATAAATTGTCCTCACCAAAACTGATCCAATCTTGGTTAGCGTTTTCCACTAAATGTGGTATATTATAATGTGATAGTTTTACTAAGTTTAAATTCATAATGGATTAGTTATATAGATGCTTTCGGTGTCTGCATCGTTATTAGTGTATTCTGTATAGCTTACTGATTCCTTAAAAGTTCCTTTTTGAGACAAATTCATAGTTCCATCAAATAATGTTCCAATAGCATTGCTTGGATCATAGTCACCCGCTGAACTCATTTCATATATTTTATAATCATAAAAGCCATACGGAAAATCAACAGTTCCAAATTTGACAAAACCCAGAGAGGGATCATCGTCAAGATCCCAAGTTGCTCTGATGAAGAACCAAAAATATCTGTCTGTAATATCCACACCGCTTTGCATACCATACACAAGTGATGGATTAAATCTTTTAATTTTTTTTGTGTATTGGCTCTTAAATTCCATTAAAAAAAACGGATCAGTAACAAGCCCTGCCCCACTCATTGTTACAGGCGTTTCCAACTGTTCCTTTATATTTATTGGAACAATCGAAAAAAACCACGTCAAACCACTAGCAGGTTGATATAACTCTATTTGATACATACTTCGTTTTTATAGTAGTTTATTAAATCCTTTTCATTATTGCTTAATGCTTCTACTTCTTGCTCACTCATTAGCAGGTATGGTTTTATAATACTTAATATAATGCTATTTTTATATCTGTCTCGTATCATTGGTTAAAGGTTATGTAAACATTTTCTATGTCTGTGTCGTTAGCACTATATTCTGTATACTCAACGGCTGGGTTTGGTGTTGATCCCGTATAATCATAATCAGTTCTTAGGTTCATTAGCCCTGTCCACAAAACAGTTAATCCATCTGGATCAAGGTTTGTGTCGCTTGTATTTTGATATACTGTAGTATCATAAAAACCATAAGGATAGTCCGTTGTTCCCATTTTTATAATACCATTTTCTGGTGCAGACGTTCCCCCTGATACTGTAAATACGCTAAGCCAAACAGACCTTTCTTTAAAGCCGTAATATGTGAAAGTAGAATTACAGTATAGCGTTTTTTTTGACAACTGACTTGTAAAAGCAAAAAGCGGATCATAATCAGTATTGGTCATTTGATCATATATATCTAAATATATATTGTGACCTTGTGGAATAAAACTATTTTGCTGATCTATTTGTATCATTCTTCACCAAAAATTTCATTCATAACCACGCTTAATCTATTATATACCTTTTGTTTGTTAGCATCATTTAACAAGTCATAACCTTCAAATAAATCTTGCATTTTATATTTGTCCTCCCAGCTCATCTTTTTTCTTCTTTTTAGGTTTATCTTCTACAAATAAATTGTTTCTTATGCCTTCTCTAAGTCCTTCTATTTGCTTTTGTGTTAGATCATCTAAAGGCACTTTTAAGTTATCAAGGGTTTTGCCTTCCCATTCTTTTTTTAATTTCCAAGCCATAGCGTTTTACTATAAATATAAATATAAGGTATTTGTTTTTTTTAAATAAAAAAAAGGGGTAATAAAACCCCTTCTTTTCTTTTGTATTGAGTAACGATTAAGTAGTTACAAATGCAATAGAAGCGTTATCATCTAAATTATCCCATGGATAGTCAGTTGTGGTTGGCCCTGCTGTGTGTTCTATTTGTATCGGAGGCAATTTTTCCTCTGATGTAAATTCTAAAGTATATCCGCTAAGATCACCTTTCGCTGCGCCTGTTACCATTGTTCCACTTGTTACATTACAACCTGCATTCATTCCAAGTAAAAAGATATTATCCATAGCATCACGAACAAAGATTTGACTTCTATTATATGCAGCCAATTTTAATTGATTCGTTGTGTCATGGTCAAGTTTTTGTAATGTTACTGATAAAACTGAAGTCCAGAATGTTGTTCCTGTTGCCGGATCGGAATTAAAATTAACCGTTAAAGAACTTACATTAGGCCTTAGCTCATATTGTAATAATGTTTGCTTTGAAGGGGTTGGATCACCGTATGTATCCCAAGTAGCAAAACCTGCATTTGTCATTTCTAAATCAGCTATAGTTGCTTCCGCTTCTATGTTACCACAATAATTTGGTAGTATATACATTGTTCTAAGACCGCCAATGCTGTCTTTACAATCTACAGGTCTACCTTTTG